GATTGTCAGCACCGTGCTGCCGACCGTGCCCGCCACGGACTGCGACGCAAACGCGGTTGTGAACGCCACGGAGCCGCCGCTGCTTGCAGAACCGGACACTACCCGCAATGCCTTGTTGTCATGGGTCGTGCTTTTCGTCCAGCCGGTAGGCGCGGACGTTTGCGCAAACAGCATCGCTGTGCCGGACGGGAATGGCGGCGTTATTGCTGTTAGAGATTCGGCATACACCGACCTGATGTTGGCTCCGTCGCTCAATATGACCGTGGCCTTATTGCGCTGGATGACGACACTTGTACCACCGCCCCCAGACGCAATCGTGATGGTCCAAGGCCCACCAACGCTATCAGTTGTGGTGTTGTAGACAATCCACTGGCCGCCAACACTGGACGGAATGGTATATGTTACGTTTGCTGCGATGGCACCAGTAACAGCCAAAATCAGCGAGCGGTACTGGGTGTCCGTCAGAGTGGCCGAGCCAGAGGTTGCGCTCAAGCTTGTCGTGCTGCCAAACGCCTGGTCAATCCAGCCAAAGTTATTGTTGACCGGGACATCCCACGTATCGACGTTCGAGCCGTTAGCTGGTTGGTTTAAGCCCTTATTGGTGGTCATGTGTCAGTCCTCAAATGTCGCGGTTGGCGATTTCCAAAGCCTTGGCGATATGATCATCGGGCGTATCGAGAAGCTTCTCGGTGTGGGTGCTGACTTGCTTTCTGACCTGATCAGCCATGCGGACAAGTCTATCAGAGATTTCGTCGTGGCCAATAGTGCGGCCACCACTGGCTCGGCCTGTACGGTAATTGCGGCCTGGGCGGATGGTAAGAAACTTGTTGCCTTCATCACCACCGTTTACATCAGTCTGCGTGTTTTGAAGTTGCATTAGCTCAGGTTGGACAACCGGTCTAGCTGCACCAGCTCCTTCTATCGCCGAACCAACAGCCCTTCCCGGCAATGAACCAGCAATTTCACCAGCATAATATGGAACCTTTGACACGTTCTTAGGCGTCAATATTTGCTTTTGAGCCAAAATGCTGCCCAGGGCTCCGGCCATATGAATAGGGTTACCAAAAGCCAACGACGCCCCAAGGTTTCCAAGTTGGGCCAGAGACAGGCCGGTTGTCCAGCTAGAGGGATGTCCAGCCGCAGCGAAGACAGATGCGCCCGCTACCTTATATGGGATGGTTGGGTCGTACTTGGCTAGTTTTGCAATCTCTTGTGCGCCAAATGAATCGCCAAATTGTTTAATAAACTTTGCCATCTCCGTGTTAGCAGCGACGCGGTTTCCTGTTCCTAGAATTTTTTGGACATTCTGAAGGCCATCTTGCACGGCCTGGTACTTGTCCATGAGATTTACATACTCTGGTGCCGTATCAAAAATAGACTGCCTAACTCCAGCCCAGGCTTGCTTATAGGCATCGGAAGCGTACCCAGAAGAAGACTCCATGTCCTTATAGAGAGACCTTTTGAGTTGGTCCATACCTTCGACTGTTTTAAGAGGGTCACCAGCTGGTAGAGACTCTCTAAAACGAAGCTGGTCTTCAACTTCATCCAAAACATTATGCGCCTTACGAACTTCAGGCCCAACACCGCCTTGGACCGGCCCAATGTTATTTCTGAATTCATCAATGGCTTTGTATGCCGGGGCGAAGTCTACAGGGGCACTGAGCTGTGCCAAGTTAGCTTTATCTTTAGCCCACTGACCAATTTCATCGGCTTGCATTGCGGTGAACGCTTTTGCATTTCCTTGCGAGAACGCTACAGGATCACCGCGTCCGGTCGCATAATCATTAAAGCTCTTTTTAAAATCTGGGTTGCGCGCTGCCCCTGCCTCAAATGCCTGTGACAGGGTAGCCTTGTTAATCCCAGTTTCCTGTTCTGCAATACGCGCCGCAGCAGGGAGAGCCCCATATTTTACAGCCCCACTGACTAGGCCAAGAGCAGACTTAGTTGGGTCAGCCGCGTAAGAAAGACCTTCTGCTACCTTTCCAAGTCCAGATACGCCCATTCCGGCATATTTTCCAGCGGTTGTGCCAGTCGAGGCAAGTGTTTTTGCAAGCTTTCCAGCTCCAGTTGCCCCGCCAGAAAGGGCCATGCCCGCTGTGGTCAGGAATTCAAAAGGGTCTGTGGCTAGGGATTTCTTAAAACCGGCCCAAGATGTATACGGCGCAATCATCCCGTTAACGATAGCCTCGTCTTTGGCTCGCTGCTCCGGGTCTTCGCTGCCTCCCATACCCGTCTTCGACAAGATACCACGGCCCAGCATCTTCATGCCTTCCGCTGTCCTGTCGTAATGGATGACAGCTTCAGGAATGGCCGTCAGCTGATGCAGGGCGCTCTCTGGGGCGTTACGGACGGCGGCTGGCAAGACCTCTGTCAAGAAGTCAGCATTTCCCCAATCTTTTTGAGTATCAGGAGCTTGCGTTCCGGGTGGCGCAAAGTCAGATGCAGCTTCATCCTTGGACGGTTTTGTAAATTTTGGAACTGGTGGGCTGAAGTCATTAGCAAGCTCATCGGCCATTGTTATTCTCCCAACAGAATTTTGGCAGACCCCTTAAAGCCAAAATCATTATCAAACCGGCGCATCGCATCAGCTTTCTTGTTGGGGTTATCAGACACATACCGCCTCAGGTAATCACGTTGCTCTTGAGGAACAAAGTCTTCGGTTGCTTTAAGAATTCCCTTGTTGACGTATTTGATGGCAGGATTGATTGCTTCAAAAGCCTGCTGAGCACCTTCAGTGTTCCTAAATTCCCTAAAATAGTTCGCAAAGAACTGGGCCTTGTCGCGCTCTAGTTGGACGCCCTGTTCTATGTTGCGGGTTAACATTGCCGCGCCAAGAGGGCTATTTGCTATTTTGGGGTTAGCCTCCGTAGTGAACCGAACCAAGTCAAACGGAATGCGGCTGTTTGTAACGCTATTGGCTGATTTCAAGCCGAGGTTCGATGTGCCCTTTTGAATCCCTTCAAATGCTGCCGTGTCGCTCGGGTCAATTGGCTCTTTCATTCCGAAGAAGCGAGCCGCGTCTCCAAGCCGTGCGGCAATTTGATTACGCACTTCAGCCGTTGGGCCAGTTGCTGTAAACTGATTGCGATTTACCGTTCCGAGGTCTTTTGACAATTTGTCCAAAACAAACTGCGTATCAGGTGCGCCAAGAGCCTTATTTTGAAGGGCAGCAACTTGCTCATTCCCGCGAGTAGTAAACTTCTCCCGGTCTTCCGGCGTGACATATGGCCCAACCATAGCTGCCTGCCCCTTGGGTACGTACCCATTCGGCATCTCCAAAGTAGCTGACCATTGCGAAATGGGCACTTCCTTCGGCATGAAGTTAGAAATATCCGAATTCTTCTCATCAACAGCACCTGTCAATGAGCGCACACCCTTGCTGGGTGCCTCACCAGAAACGGGTGCATTCGCAATAGCTTCAGACTTTTGCGCTTCAGGGCTGTAGTTGAATGTTCTATTGCGAGCCTGAAACTCACGGAACAGGTTTTCCGCACCCGGAAGAGGACGCCCTTCAGGGTCCGTAATAGTAAGCGGGAACGGATCTTCTTTCGTGAAGACCTGAAGACCCACTTTCGGAACCATCTTATATTCCAGCATACCAGCACGAGCCACGCGGGTAAGCATGTTGATGCGGTCAGCGTTAGATAGTTCAACCTGTGTCTTGGCCATCGTCTCTGGGATGTCAGCCTGCATCTTGGAGATGTTCTGGTATCCAGAAACACCACCCAGAAGACCCTCGCCAAGAGCGCCGCCGAGTGTATTACGAGTGGAAGACAATGCCGAGCCAACGCCTGACAACAGCGGAATCAGAACCTTCTCCCAGTTCGTGGATTCCTTGCCGGAGGCATCCTTTTGCGTGGGCAGCCTAGACTTGACGCCGCCAAGGAAAGTATCCGGCTCAGAGCCATTACCAGCTTTTAGCGCGGCACCAATCGACCTTTGCGCCTCTCCTTGGGGCTGTTCCCCGGCATAAGCACGGACGCCTGTTGGCGATAGACCAAAGAGACCCTGATTGCGAGCCTGTGTCCATGCCCCAGCGCCATTCTTGGCAATGTGGCTAGTGGCAAAATCAGAAATATCACGCTGATTGTTTGGGTCGCTAAGATAGGCAATCTTTTCAGATGGAGAGAGTTTCGTGGCCAAGTCCGGCTGACGAGCCTTAAAGTATTCGTCCCCAAGGCCCGGATTTGGATACCTATCAGATGCCCCCGCCACGTGCATTTGCCAGATACCACCCGATGAGCCTTCATCACCCGGATTGGTTTTGAAGCCACTTTCAGCATTGATGAGCTTCATTGTATCACCAATAGAAAGTCCCTTTTGGCGAGCCTGTTCAGCGACCATTGCCCTAAAATCTTGTGGGGCTTGATCTGGGCTGGCGGCTGTTTGGTCATCAGTAGCCGGTGCTGAAACCGCGCCAGTATTTGCGTATCCTTGGCGAGGCATTCCACCGAAGGAATATCCGTGACGGTCATTGGCAGCATCGCGGGTCGCGGCGTCGTAATCGACCATCTTGATACCATGTGAGGTCTCGTGGACAGCCTCCGGGTGGTCCTTCTCTACGTTCTGAGCAAGAAGCCCCATTTGGGTAGCGCCGTCACCAAGGTGATAGCGATACACTGGCTGGCCGTCGAAAAGGTGCCCAATCTTTTCCTTATCGTGCTTCATACGCTCATCTGAAAGTGCAAGAAACGGAAGAAATGACGCAAGACCAGAACCGATGCTCCCAAGGGCACCAAGAGCCGAAGCGCCTTCCGCACCAGCAGCCAACGAACCAAGGGCACCAATGCCACTGCTCAAAGAGCCAATTCCGTTTGCAGCGCCAGCAGCCATCCCGGCCAATTTTGCAGCATCACCCAACCCACTACTGCCCTTGTTCTGTCCGGGGGCTTGGCTAGGCTTAATCAGTTCTGGGGCTTTCTGAGTCCCCTCTTGAACAACGTCAGCCATTGGATCGGCGCTAAGGGCGTAGGGGTTAATTTCGCCACCGAGGGCGTATCCGCGCGGGACAACACCACCGCGATTCATCTCGCCGGGGACATAAAACGCCTCGCCAGTGCTATCTACAGCATTAGGCTCATAAAGATCAGAACTAGTAGGCTTCACACCGGCTGCTGGAAGGTCAGCCTGATTAGGCATTTTCATATTTTGATCGGCCCAAACTGGAGCCGCAGACGCCCCTGCTGGGGTTGAGGTTGGCTTCATCATGCCTTCAAGGCCAGTTTTAGCTTCCTTACCAAGCTTATAAAGATCGGAGATACCCTTGCCGGTCTCGATCGCTTGTGACAGACCGGGACGTTGTTGCGGAGGGGCGCTAGAGGGCGTCACAAGTTTAGGAACAACCAAACTGGCCGCTGGAATACCTGATCCGGCACCGACCGTGCCTTCGCCAACCAAGCCCTTGCCATAGGGGCCAAAGAAGTTCTTTTGTTGGGCTAAAATGGCAGACAGATCGTTGCTATCAACAAGACCGCCACCGGCATATCCGCCCGGACCCGTGACCGCACCACCAAACGCATTTACATCCAAGCCGCCGCCGTAAGCACGGTGATGACGAACAGAATCGTCAGTAGCCTTCTTATAGTCAACGGTCTTGTACCCCTG